TTGAAGTGGTGACTGAGAAATTCATGGGAAAAGAAATAGAGATGTATAAATATCTCTAAATACTTTTCTTGGAGAAATTACTATGAAAAAACTATATAGTTTCCGTAAAATACAATATGGTACGTGTTATAGTTGTATTCATTGCGGCAATATCGGAAAAGCTGATTCGAATGGACTGCCGATTGCGTGGTGTTTACGAATGCAAATTATAGTAGCACCGGAAATAAGACACGATTGTTTTGAATCGAAATAATCACGTCGCGAATTCTCGGCCATTTTTCTCATAAAACGATTTTTATAATTTTCCTCAGGGCAATTCAACCGAAAAGTATATATGCTCACACGCTAAGTAGTATCTATGGCAAAAATAACAATCGTTGAAACACTGACTCGCGAGAACATCCGAGACGGCATGTATATCCAAGCAAAAGACCATCCTAACTGGGGATGTAAGAGAGTTGGCCGCGACAGAAACGGATGGTATCATGGAACTGGAAGCGATTCTACAATGCTTTTCGAAAACGAGTTCAAGTTTTGGGACGTTGTGAAAATCGAGTACAATAAAAGAGGGCGATAATGTGGTGTCATGCCATTCTTCTATTTCTCATTTAGAGGGCGAATTTGAACGCATGAAAATTAAGGGATGGTCCGATCCATATCACCCAAATCACTTTATGTATCTTCGCGCAAAGAAAAAACTTCAATCAGAAGAACAAGTATAATAATTTCTAATTATTTTTGGCAATGCCGACGTCCCTATATCATTCCACGTTATTGTCCACGGCTCATATATATTAGTCTTTTTATATGGACAATCACAACACTTTTCACAAGAGAATTTAAGAGGTTCCACCTCAATTTCTATCGGAGTTTGCAACTCTTTATACTCTTTTAGAATATCTCTCAATCGTTCAGCTTTCTCGATTGCTTTGTCTAGTTCTGTGGTATCTATCAAAATTCTTAAATCTACCATAAAATCACCACAAAAGAATATTTACTGAGTTGAGTCAGTAGAATCTCCACTATAAGAATTTATAGAAAGTTCCTCATAATCATGATGAACTGGTTTAGATCCGTTCGCCACTAATTCTGCAGCATCAAGACCATCGTTCACAGCTTGCCGGAGAGATCCAATATTTTTTAGGAAGATCGGTAAGTCGCCAACTCCATCCGGAGCATATAAGAATCCGCTTCCATTATCCGCACTCTGAGATCTTACCATCTGCATTTCGTTTCTGTCTAGTCTTTCGGCAACCATCTTAGGGAGTCCATCCAGCATGTTCAAAATTTGTTTAATAGTTGTATTTCTAACATCTTTTCTAAATTCTGCCATAATTAATTTCCTCCTATTATTTCCACAATCTAAAATCTTTTCCAGTGTTCTCTTGCATTTCTTTCAAAGCTTCTTCCGGATCTATTCTTATCCCAATCATTTCCTCAGTCATTTTCATGTATTCTTCACGGGAATACCACTTAGAGTTCTCACCATCAGTATACTGTTTTGGTTGGCCGGGAAGTTTCCGCCAACCACTAGGAGTAACAAAATCTTCAACAGTTCCATGGCAAATATCTGAAAGCCACCCGTGTTCTCCAACTGATTTTCCCGAAGAACAACATCCAAATTTCTTCATCAAAATACAACCTCCTCGTATATAAATTCTATGGTAATCGCCCACCACAACGTATATAAACCAACCCCAACATATAGCCTATAGGAGATGAGTTCATTATGGTTACTGACCTGTCAGATTTCAACAATTGTATAATTCGAGACCACAAGGAGAACCCGATCAAACTGGATATACCAAAAACGGTCAGCTGGCTGAAAGCTAAACTGAGCCTAAAGACCGATGTCACCAACGGTACCATCCTCATGTACCACGGAGGCACATATAAAACCACTGGCGACCAATATATCGATTATATTCTTGAGAGCTCATTCGGCTCTTATACGAACCTCAATGATAATCCGATACTCACGAACCGTGTCGTTGAGGAAATCAAGGGGAAGATCCGACGGTCTACTTATGTCGAAGCCTACATCGAGACTTCCCCCCAGATGATCCCGACGTTCGACAATGACCTAGATATCATTAATATGAGCAATGGCTACTATAACTGGCGGACGGGTGAGTTCCGACCACACGACCCAGATTATCTTAGTCGTATTCAGGTTGCGGTTGCTTATGATCCGGAGGCCACCTGCCCGACGCTTGACGCTATCATCCGAGACGTTCTGCATCCCCGGGACGTCCAGAAGTTTTACGAATTTGTCGGCTACTGCTTCTATCGGGGGTACGTCGTCCAAAAATGTCTGTTGATGTACGGGCCAGCGGGAACTGGAAAAAGCCAGCTTCTCAACATGATCAAGAACGTTGTGGGGGCTGACAATTGTTCCAGTGTCACCTTCCAGGATTTAGGGGGGAGAACGGCCAGCCGATTCGCCACTTCGAAACTTCTCGGGAAGCTGGTCAATATTGCAGGCGACCTGGACTCCACGCAGATCCCGGAAATTGGCAAGTTCAAGATGCTGACGTCTGGCGCCGACATGATCGGCGCGGAATTTAAAGGCAAGGACGGGTTCGAGTTCGTTAATTTTTCCAAGATCGTTTATTCCGCGAATGAACTGCCATTTGTTAGGGACCGATCCGAGGCTTTCTACCGGCGGGTCGAGGCCCTAGAATGCCCGAACAAGTTTAAGGCAAGTGACGGGAAGCTCGACCGGCTATCCGCTATCAGTGACCCCGGTGAACTAAGCGGCCTGTTTAATGCAGCGATTGGCCTTCTACCGGACCTCCTCGATCGCGGTGACTTCACGAATGCCTTGACGGTTGCCGAAGCTAAGTATGTTTATACCCGGTCGTCAAACACCCTGGAGGTCTTCTGCGATGAATGTATCCAAGACGAAATGGGATCGTATGTTTTGAAAAGTGATCTATACGCGGCCTACAAATCATATTGCCAGGAAAATAAATTAGCGTATATTGATACCCAAAACGGGTTCGGTAGGGCGATTAAAAAAGTCATGGGTTGGACGAAGGGAGACGAGGGATTTAGACCAGACCCCCGGACCGGTAAGAGTCAGCGGGCCTGGCTAAACACCAAGCTGGTTTATGTACCGTAAGTTACTTATACGGGGAATTACAACTAACTACTATGAACAGGACGCGCCGCAAAGTCTACCGGGCAGGCAGTCTGCTCGGTGACATCGAAGCAGTAGCTTCGCTGAGTCCCACCCGAATCCTAAAGCGAGCCGCTAATAAAGTCTGGGGCCGGAAGGTCATCAGGAGGCTCTGGTTAAAATAGCGGACATAAACAACCTATACCACCCCTACATAAAATCTTCTTTATTTTCTGCCACGTATCTCCAAAAAGCACCCTGGTCGATAAGTAGTGGTTTTGATTAATGTGTAAAATGCGTTTTGACTTCGTTTGCATAGCTTGTTAGTTGTTTTAACGTATTAACGTATTTTTTTGCTATAAATTGAAAGATAAAACTATAACTAACTATAACTATAACTATACCCGGCGTAACCGTTGAATTGTAGAGGGGCATAGTGAAACACAAAAACACATTGGAAATCGTCCAAAATACTTATATATGATAAGTAACAAGTACATACCATGATAGACCATACCCGGATAAACCAGGTAATTATGAAGCTCACGGAGGGCCGGAACCTGGTCGATATGTACGCGACGGACCTGCCGGAACTCGCTGACTGGAGCAGAGAAGTAGATGAACTCCTGGAGGAGAAGTCATGATACCAGTACCGAAAGATGCAATCGACGAGATCGGGCGGCTGGCCGCCGAGGTCTCGCGGCTCCATGAAATCGTCTGTGAACAGGACGACATAATCGCCGAGCTGACGGAGCAAGTGGACTACCTCGTCGGCGGGAACGAGGAGCTGATGGGGTTCCTGAACGCCAGCAGGGATCGCGTCGCCGATCTGGAGGAGGCGCTGTACGACATAACCGGCTTCGTAATCAGGATGGCGGAGGAAAAAAACCTGATGCCGGCAGAGGCCATCGGAGGCGATGACTGATGAAAAAACTCTCACTACTTATCATCCTGGTTACTATGGGAAGTGCGACCACTTCCGATATTGACCACGTCCAAGCGTTGTTCGACTCACCGTGGTCCACCGCTAGCGACCCACCCGACTGGCTACAATTACTGTCTGATATGCAGCGGATCAGTCAGGTAGACCTAACGCTGGAGGAGTGGGTGGTTGTTCTTGGACCCGGCCACAATTATAATGTCACCCGGGAAGGTATGGTGACCCTAGGGGACGGATCTATGGTTGATATCACGTTGTTCAACCATAACCTTTTTATACTATAATCCATTTAATACAACACAAAATATTGGAGGAACCAACATAGATCCTATAGAAGACCCAATAGATTCTGGAGTAGACGAAGCCCGAAAATCCTTTCTCCTACAGACATATCTGCGATGTAAAACGTTTGAAGCGGCGGCCCGTGAACTTGAAATTAGTCGCCGGACTTTTGCACGACGCTGGTACGACGCCGGACTACCAGACCCCCGGGTACGGCACGGTCTCCCGAAATCCACTACCTCATCTGGGTACCGGTACCAACTCGCGGTATGTAGTGATCTCCATCTTGGGAGTCTTTGGCAGCAACCTACGGCTCTTTTAGCCTTCATGGAAGAATGCAGGCGGCGAGACATCCGGGACCTCCTGATCCCCGGAGACATCACGGAAGGTCTGATGCCGCGGGACGGTCACCCCCAACAACGATTCCTAGACGGTATCGATGGAATCCACGAATACACCAACGAGGTTTTCGATGGTTTCGTGGACCAATTCGACTCTATCTCGATTATCAACGGAAACCATGATGAAAGCCTGAATGGTAGAAGCTATGGATTTGATGTCGCATATAATTTAAGTAAAGACTATAAAAACATCCACTATAATAAAGAGCCAGATAGTCTGATAGCTCGCTACCGGATACCCGGGGGCCTCTATGCAGTCCTCCACCATGGGTCGGGGGGATGTGCCCAAAACCTGACAACCCGGACCCGAAATGTCAGCGGCAAACTCTTCAACTATTCATCTGATTGGGATCTACTGGTGTCTGGTCACTGCCACAGCAGGAGCAGTGACTACTGGCTCGGTAAATACGCATTCTCGGTGGGAGCTTTTCAATCAATGACACCGTACCTCGCAGACAAGATGTTGATTCCGCAGGTCGAGGGACTCATTCTCACCTATCAGGTCAGAGATGGCTCCATGGTGAATGTCGTTCCAGAAGTTATCTCGTATGATCACTGCTTGAAACGCCGGGACTATCCTAGGAGATTTAAATAATGGTATTTTATGAGCAGTATATTAACAATCAACGGATCTATGTGAACTCGGAGACCAAAGCAAGATATCCAAGTGTCACGACGATCACCAGCCAGAATAGCCCTTTTAAGGGGAAACCTGGAAATGCAGCCCACATCGGGACGCTGATCCACTGGCATATCCTCCGGCAATACGCCAGTGGTATTCTGCCCGCTCCCAACGTCCAGATATGGGGACTGTCGCAGGCTGAAGTCGAAGGCCGTATTCAACGGGCCATAACCATGTGGAGGAACTTACACTTTGACGACCAATTCACTTTCGTTGATGTTGAAGCTCTGGTGGTCAGCGATGTTCATTGCTATGCTGGCCGCGCTGACGGTATCGGTATGGATAATAGTGGAAATATTGCGGTCATGGATATAAAAACGGGTGATTTTTATCCTGAAAGTTACTACATGCAGGGAGCGGCTTATGCGAAAGCTATGGGTGCGACTAGCTGTTATTTCGTACAATTGGATGTCAACGATTCTAGAAATCCTGACCAGACTGGTGTGGTTCACCATATGGGTAGTCAGGAAATTGAAAAGCATTTCGGGGAGTTTAAAGCGCTCCTAGACGCCTACCACAACAAACTATAAGTACCTACAAAACATAGTGATACCATGCGAGTCACGGAAACCTTTAAATCCATCCAGGGAGAGGGTCCAGCAACCGGGGAACCCTGCACGTTCATCCGGTTCAGCGGATGTAACTTATCCTGTGAAGGATGTGATACCGACCACAGCTCGTCAACTGACCTGACCATAGACGACCTAGTCACCACGGTGGAAGCGGCGGACTTGGACCTCGTGGTCCTCACGGGCGGCGAACCATTCATACAGCCGGAGTTACCGGCACTCATCAGTGAACTATACGAACGGGGATTTTTAATCGATGTTGAAACCAACGGCACGGTCTATGTCCACCCCCGGGTCATCCGGCAGCTCCGGCATGTAGTATGTAGTCCAAAACGAGGCGCTGAAACTAAACTGAACCTCCGGGGGAAGTTTATTAAGCTAGTCGTTACCCTAGACGGGAACCCGTCGTGGACGTGGCCGGTTCACCTCCTAAACGACATGCTGACTGACCCCCAAGTTGTCGATGAATCCACGGTGTATTTGATGCCCTACGGTACCACCATGACGGATGCTGCATTCGTGTGGGATCTGGCCCTGGCGTATGGGGTCCGGTATAGTGACCGGCTCCAGTGGCGCGTCGACAGGAAGTGATGCGATTCTCTCCAACCATATCAGTTTCGACCTTGACAGTGCCAAATTCGAGATCACGGGTCTTGGCGACATCAACCATGTCAGGTTGTCGGTGCCAACCGCGGATCTGGATGTGGTTGTTCCCGGGGAGCCGCTGCATTCTTTATTTGCGACAGATTACATCGAGGACGTATCGAAGACCGTCTCGAAATCCACGGGACCCTTAACGATCGAACTCGGTAAGGCGTATCCTATGCGCCTGACCATGATCGTGGGAAAAGTCCTAATAAAGTATCTCGTAGCACCCAGGATAGAACATGACTAGAGAGGAACCGTTTCAAATATTGGACGCTAAATATAATTATGACCGGGGAGGTAACCCTCTCATTCAACTTTTTGGAGTGACCCTAGATGGGAAACCAGTCCAAAGGACCATTGAAGGATTTCAGCCATACTTTTATGTGGCATTTGATAATGATCACCGACATGCTGATCATAATTATCGCAAGCTTCTGGGTAGCGGTCTACGTAGCGTTGAACAAGTTCTACGATATAAACCTGTGGGGTATCAGGAAGACAAGCAGATTTGTTATAAACTTACTTTTAAAGATCCGAAAATCATTCGAATCGCCCGGGAATCTGTGAAAGAAATCGAAGGCTTATCTGAGATTTACGAAGCTGATATCCTGTTTAAGACCCGGTACTTGGTTGACCACGATCTCGGAGGAATGTCATGGACTGCTGACGGCAAAACCCCCATAGAATGCAGTGATAACGCTCCCCTGAAATACATGGCGTTGGACCTGGAGGTCTTGCCTCCTAAAACCGGCGGGATGCCGGTCAGTCACCGGGACCCAATCATCATGTGCAGCCTGGCATTTTCGACGGAGTTCTACGGCGAAACCGAACTCCTCCTGTACTCTGACAATGAAAAAGATCTCCTGTGGCAAATAATAAATGTAATAAATAATTATGACCCGGATATAATGCTGACCTACAACGGAGACAACTTCGATTGGCCCTATCTCATAAAACGCTGTCAGGTCCATAATTTGAAGTTGACCGTGGGCCGCGATAGGAGCTTCTTGTACTTGTCAGGCACCGGGGAGTTCAACGAGACAATATGCAGCGGCCGGGTCTGCGTGGATGTCTTGAAGCTGGTACGGCGGGGTTACTCCCTGAAACAATATAATCTCAAGACAACCGCCGGTCTGGTCTCTATGGAGAAGGGCGATGTGTCCGTCCGGGATATGAGGCGTCTCTGGGAGACAAAGGACCCGAAATTCCTCGAATATGCGATTCAGGATGCACGGATTACCTTAAGACTAGCGTTGGATCTAAAACTTCTCGACAAATATATCGCGCTAAGCCGTCTTACCGGTACCCTTCTGTTCGAGGTGATCAATGGCGGCCAAACCAAAATGGTCGAAAATCTGTTACTCCGGGAGTTTAAAAGGGCTGACCGTCTCATGCCCATGCGACCCCAAGATGTTGACCCCGACAGTAAAGGTTACGAAGGCGCCGTTGTTTTGGATCCGCCACACGGCCTCCAAGACAATCTGGTGATCCTGGACTACAAGAGTCTCTATCCGACCATTATCATGGCCCATAATATATGTTATTCGACGTTAATCACCGGAGATGATACGTATGGATTGGACCATCTTACCAGTCCTGTTGGTGCAAAATTCGTTAGTGAAGTTCATTATCGCGGCATTATGCCTGCAATACTTAGCACATTGTTGGATGAAAGGTTGGCTGTCAAGGCAGCTATGAAAGCGGAGACTAACGACGCCAAACGGTCGGTTCTCAACGCCAAACAAGAAGCGATTAAAATCCTACTGAACTCTTTTTATGGTTACGCGGGATTCCAGCGAAGCCGACTATATACCGTGGAGGTGGCCGCTTCGGTCACTGCGTATGGCCGCGAAAACATCACCCGAACCAAGGAGCTGATCGAAAACGCTGGCTATCGGGTCGTCTACGGCGACACTGACTCCGTGTTTGTAGCAGCGGGTACCGGGGATCTTGAACAGTCGAAAGAAATCGGCCAGCGACTCGCTGCATTAGCGACCTCCCAGTTGCCACCTCCTATGGAACTCGTATTCGAGGCCGTTGCTCGGCGGTGTTTTTTCTCCGCTAAAAAACGTTATGCCATGTGGCGGTTCGAAGAGTACGGTAGCTCCTGGCACGATAAAATCAAAATCAAAGGCATGGAGACGGTTCGCCGGGACTGGACAGAACTGACATCCGATGTCCTGAATGGTATTATTGTCGAGCTGCTCCAAAACGGCGATCCGGATGCAGCGGTTAAGGTCTGCCAGAAAGCAATTAGTCGGTTGAGAGCCCTAGACTACACCGACACGGAGACCCTCGGGAAATTGCTGCTGACGCGTCGCTACCGCGGTAACCATAAGTTCGCGACAGAACAGCCGCACGATGCAGTCGCTAAGAAATGTTTGGCGCGGGGAACCAAAGCATATATGGAAGGTGACCGGATCCCATACGTGATCATCACGGGCGGCGACAGTACCTTTATGGGTGACAGTCGGATTCGATCTACGAAGCTCGTTGACCGGGCTGAGGATCTCGATTGGGCCATCGAAAACCACCTGCAGATTGACACCGACTATTATATACGGCGTCAAATCATAAGTCCAGCGCTAAGGATCCTTGGGACGTTCGGAGTCACCGAAGACATCCTTCTGAATGGTCACGCTCTCCAACCCAAAACTATAACTACTCAGAGCACGTTATGGTGACTAAATGGATCTGACAACCGCTCTGACGACCGCTATCGCATGGTTCACCGTGAACCCATTCTCAACGTTCGTATTGGTGATATCCACGACCGGAGCGATCCTGGTATCTGGGAAGAGCCAACGTCTCCGGTTCTACGGGTTCGCTGTATGGGTGGTATCGAACGGACTGATCGCCTACGACTACTATGGGAGCCTGAATATCCCTATGGTCATCCTGTTCGGGGTGTTCTACCAGGTATGTAATTTACGTGGTGCCTGGCACAACAGGAAGTGGTGAAAATATGAACCCAGACCTAATAAATCATGAAGTAACTGGAGTGACCTGCTACTCTACCAGTGATCATACCAGTTATTCATCTTGTTGTAGTGGATATTCAGACTATCACGGATCTAACATGATCTTCGTGGTCACTATGACTATATTAATGTTCGCTATGTTAGTACTTATATTAATAGCAGCTTTGAGGTGATACTATCATCGTCTACCATGTGACCAGCATGAAAAAGCTGGATAAGTACAGACAATCTGGCTGCATTAAGGCGCCAGTGCGTGCCTGGGAGACCTTAGAACACGCCAATCGGTTCTCCATAGGGACAGGTCGACCTATCATCCTACGGCTGAACTTCCCGGTGACGGCCCCGAAACTTAGCGGCCACTTTGGAGCGGCCCGGGTCATCCATTATGACTATAAAATCACTGATATATTGGGCGGTGTATAAATGCGAACACGACTGGTCAAGACGCTAGACGAACTTGAATCCGACAGTGGATTCTGGATACAGGAACCGACTCCATATAAATGCAGCAGGTGCGGCAACGTCATATATAGGCTGCCGCCTAAAGTATGTCCAGTATGCGGTGACAGAAAAGCAACCGTGGTATCTACATGGATCTGAATTGTAAGTCGATTAGGGAAGCCTGGCCCCAGGTGGTAGCCAAGGTCATTGTTGGGGGGTCTGACCAGCCCGTCTGGGTCGACGGCATCTACACCGAGACTAAAGAGCTCCGATCGCTTCTTATGGTTAATATCGACCAGCCACTTGTTGATATGGTAGCTAACGGATGTGGCTGGGGCGAGCCTGCCCTAGAACAATACGCTGACGGTATCATCCACGGAACGAACCCCGGTTTTGATTACTCCTATGGGGAGAGGCTCCGGTCCTACCAGATGGTATTTGATCAGCTTAAGCGAGTCTACTTAGATCTTTGCAGGGATGAGACCAGCCGCCAAGAAATCATGCTGACCTGGGATCCGATGAGCGACCTGGGGACCAAGCTCCACAAACCGTGCCTGTGCCTCCTGGACGTTAAAGTACGATCCAGCCACGTGAATCTAACGGCGTATTTCCGCTCGCATGATGCCTTTAAAGCCTGGCCGGTGAATGCGTACGGGCTCGCACGGCTTCAGCAGTGGTTAGCTAGCGATCGCTGGGAGGTCGGCAGACTTACCATTATATCCAATGCCCTCCACATATACAAAAGTGATATACCGGATGCGATACGCGTCGCAGGAGGCATCCCATAATTTATAATCCATAAACTTTTTGTTTACATTTCATAAAAAGAAGACATAAGGGAGCAATTATCCCATTAGCGGTATTATCTCCCACTTCCCATCACGGAAACTCATGATTGTTCGATTGTTGACATCTGGCCAATCCGGACTGTCCCGGAAGTCTCCTAGTCGGGTCTGTTCATACATCCAGGTCAATGTCGACACCTCTGAGCGCCTTGGTAATTTCCGCTTGTCTCCACCTAAACATGACGGATCGGGCCGCGGCTTCATGCCGTCTGTGGAGCCGCCGGGCCATTCTACCAGATTTCATGGAGGTTACCGCCCCCTAAAGTGACCCGGCCAGATACTCCGGTGGATCACATAAATGATCGTCATCGGCGCGACGTACAAAACCGCTGTCATAATGTCTACCATTTCGTTCCCTTCCTGGGCAGATCACTTTTCTACCCAATACATACTTGTTTTTCTAGAATAAATAGTTTGTGGTGGAAACGAAAAATGAAAAAACAAGAATAGTCCCAAAAGGAGGAGGGTGGGGGAACCCGGCTAGGAGTTCACGTTCGGCCTCTTCCGTCGGCATCCTCCACGGTATTCCAGGTGGAGTCACTTCAACTATCGCTGGCACTTTATCTCACCTTCCTATGGTTTATCACAGTTACACATTAAAACTAAGACTACTTATACTTTGTGGTAGGGACCGTTGGTCCGCCAGGGCGTGGGCCACCGCGTCTTCCGCTGTCGGACATCCCATATAGTCCAGGCTATCGCTGCCAATCTGGCACCTAAACGGGTAGTCCCGGCAGATCTGGGGACGGGACGCGTATATCTTGCACCGGGCGGTAGTCTCGCTATAAAACATGCAGGGGAGGGTTCGCTTGATCCCCAGGTACCTGCCGATTCGCTTTGTGAATCTAATACGTGCCCTCTCCACGCTGATATGGTAGTGGTCGGCTATTCGCTGGAGGTCAGTTAGTGTCACTAAGATTTCTTCGGATTCTTTGCAGCATTTACCGCAGGATTTGCATTCGTGGTGGTTTTGTGCTAGGGTTTTTAGCAAGATTTCTGGATCAATTTCCATGTGGAAATCTATGTAGATCATCATTTATATACCCGTTGATCCAACCGTAAAGTTTATATATGAAGACGGGCTACTATAAACACTGATATATAAACCGGATTAAATTGGTGGACTACCATGGATAAACAAGAAACGTATGCTGAAAAAATCCAGCGCATTCAGCGGGGAGTTTTGAAGTCATCAACTACCAACTTAGATAAGAAGACGAGTAATCATATCGTAGAAACTGAATGTCCATTCTGTGAATATTATCCTAAGTGCAGATATTTAACCAAAAGTAAAACAGGCGTCGAATTAAAAAAGTGTATTAAACGATCGTCTGCTACCTCAGAAGTGTGGTTAGACATAACAGAGACAACCCGGCCAAAAGTTGAGATCGGAGACGTTTACGGAAAGCTAACTGTGGAGGAATATGGGGGGTATGATAATGGTGGTCATCCGATGTGGGTTTGTCGGTGTGAATGTGGAAATATCACAAGGGTCAGAGGGGCAGATTTACTCAGTAAACATACTGTCAGCTGTGGATGCTATAAAGGAATTAGAACAGATCTAACTTCGCGTCGAAATAAGTATATAACTATTGAAGAAGATAAAATAAAACCGAAATTCAGATACCGACGTGGTTCATCTCGAAATGTAGACGGCACTCGTCACAAATACCCAAGTGAATTTTCTAGTAAGGTGGGCCAGCAGATTGACATTAGAATAACCCATCGGAATGACGCTGATCCGTATGACCCAGAAACTAATCGGATTGAATATGTACCTCAAAAGTGTAGTGAATGTGGGGAAACCATCCGGTATGCTAGTCATGGATTTAAGACATGTCCGAACTGCGGATTAATGTCTGTAATCATTCCTATCGATAACGATTTTATCTTACTACGAAAAATAGAAATATCTGACTAAAAGCGGGCACATCGCCCCTAATAAACCAAGTTAATTGTCACTAAAGGGTCGGCAAGCTCCTATGAGCTAGGCCATGACGGGTGGGTTTGGGGAACAAATATAAACAGTAGGACGACCTGTATCACGTGGCGGAATAAACGAACTGCTATTTTTAGAGCGTTATGCCACTAGGTGATCAAGCCGTCCTACCAACACGCTTTTATACCATCACATTTATTACTACTACGGGTGATTATCTTGGTCAATCCTAGAACGGCGTCAGCTCTTGACGACCTGCTGCACTCTGAAGAGGTCGAAAGGGCGTATATTAGGTTTGTGGATGGGAGCATTATCACCATCGGGGAGGTGGATAACCGTGGGCGTCTTACCATGGCTACTTAGGCGATTTGGTATTAATATTGAAATAGAGGACATAAAGGACACCGCGGAGACTATCCCCCCCAAACGGTACTTGTTCCAGACGGCGTCATCGGAATTCTGGGCAGATTCGTACCTGGTCCACAAGACCAAAAGTGGAGTATATATATTCACGTCGCTGATTAACGTCCTGGACGACGGGAGCCATGTCGTCACTGAGGTCTACGCTCCAATTGAAGCCGTCCACGACTACGAGAGCCCGTTAACGCTCCAGGTATTCCAGGACGCCCAGGAAGAGATCGCTAGGCTCCGGAAAGCCCAGCAAGATGGAAACGATGATGTCGTGGATCGGTCTCCTATTACCAATGTAAACTTGCAAGGATATCAGTAGATTTCCAATCACTATATACCGAGCGTGATACCGGTGGGTCTAAAATGGGTTGTTACTATGACTGGCAACGCGGATGTATGACCATCGTGGTAGTCGACCCGGACCCCCTGATGTTCTGTTTGGTGTTGTGGCTTGAAGACTACTGGTCGGACTGCTGGTCAGGTATTTCTTGGTGGCCGTTGGCGGCGATCGGCTAAGCGATTCATGTGGTCTATATAAGTTTTCATGGCGTTCTATGGATATGTGGCCCGCGCTACTCTGGCAGGATGTTATCAACGAGCTGCCGGACCACTTACGGGCCGCCTATGAAGCTGGCGGCAAGGAACTTTTAATAAAAGCGATAAAAATGGACGTGGCTAATTAATTCCATCATATATATTTAAGTTTAAAATTAGTAAACTTCAATTTTAAAGGAGGGTTTACGATGGTCGAACAGAACTTCAGTGGAGTGTGGACACCAGAGAGCCTGCAATATCTGAAGGCGAATTGTCAGCTATCTGCTGAAGAAATGAGAGATCTCTTAACGGAACGGTTCGAGATCCAGCCAGCCCTCCAGACGGTCCGGAATGAGATGAGCAAGGCCAGGAAAGAAGCCCGACTAGAGTCTGAAGCAATGGCCGCGGCCGTTGACATGGAGATCCAGCGGCGGGTCCTCGAAAACTGTAACGACTACTGGGAGATACTTGATGGGGTCATCCGACGGGAAGCGCGAATCCTAGATGGCGAAGACCCCGAGTATAAGTGTCGCTGGAAGGATGGAATGCCGTCGCTCAGGGAATGGCGGAGTACCGCGAAGAGCCTAGGTGAGCACATCCAGATCGCGTTCGCGATCCGCCCCGAACCCAAGGAGTTCAGCGTTAAGCTGGAAGACGGCGAGTCTATTGAAAAGCGTATGGCGAAATACGCGGCACTATTCGAGAAAGAAACTGATGCTGACAGTAAAAGCTAGGGGCGGTTATGGGTGGACTTCCAAAATCTGACCACCGCGGAACGCCAAGCGATACTCCGAGCGACCATTCTCGAGAACCCCTACATTCCGCATGAGCCCACACTCAAACAGGCTGAGTTCCTGTTGAATTTTAAGCCGGAGGTGTTATTTGGAGGCGCTGCGGGCGGCGGCAAGTCTGACGCTCTTCTCATGGGCGCGCTCCAATTCGTTGAAGTCCCTGGATATGCAGCGCTGGTACTCCGGACGTCCTACACGGATTTGATATTGCCTGACGGGCTTATCCCACGATCCCACGAATGGTTATCCGACACGGATGCCCGGTGGCGCGAAAACGCTCACCAATGGCAGTTTCCGAGTAGCGCGACTATCACGTTCGGCTTCCTAAGCGGCCCCAACGATATATACCGCTATAAATCCAGCGCGTACCAATTCGTCGGCTTTGAAGAATTAACCGAATTCCCCCGGGAGAGCGACTATGCTTACCTATTCAGTCGTATGCGACGACTCAAGGGAGCCTTTGTCCCGACGCGCATGCGATCAGCTACTAACCCAGACGGCGTTGGAGCCGACTGGGTTTATGATCGATTCCAGCCAGACCACCCAGAACTACGAGACCCCCTAAGGTCCTTTATACCGAGTAAGCTCGACGATAACCCGCATATCGACCAAGAGGAGTACGACCGGAACCTAGGATTCTTGGATCCGGTGACACGGCTACAACTCCGCCAAGGCCGCTGGAAAGTCGTTAAGGAAGGCAACCTGTTTAAGCGCGAGTGGTTCACGTATTGCGAGCCGACCGAAGTGCCTGCTGGGTCTTCAGTCCGTTATTGGGATTTCGCGGCTACAGCCCCCACGAAGAAAGGCGCCACGGATCCTGACTACACGGTCGGCGCGAAGGTCAAATTAGCCGCCGGCAAATACTACGTCGAGGATATAGTGAGAGCTAGGATCGCTCCTGGTGACATCGAGGAGCTGGTCAAAACCACCGCGGAATCTGACGGCAAAGAGACCTACGTGTATATCGAACAGGAGCCTGGCGCTTCCGGCAAGATCGTGGTACACGATTATACCCACAGAGTTCTTCTCGGCTACCCGGTTGTCGCGGATCCGGTACGGGACCCAAAACATATCCGGGCCCAACTGTTCTCGGCGGCCTGCTTTAACCGGCAGGTCGTCTTGGTACGAGGTGCTTGGAACAGAGACCTAGTCGAGGAATGTGTCGCTTTCCCAAATCCCCTGATACACGATGACCAGGTGGACGCGGTCTCCGGTGCAATCTCGAAACTCCCCCGCCTAACGTGGTTAGGGGGTAGCGCTAGGGAAATCGCTATGGGAGGCGGTGATCTGGGGTCGTCACCTGGCGATTTGGACCTAGATGACGTCTTATAAGGGCGGCGGCCCGAGTTCGCGCATCCGGTTTCGTCGGGTGGCGTTGCTCTTAGAAGTCGCCACGGGGACCAGTTTCCCCCAGCAATCGACTTCGTACGTCCGGTTACCACGGCGAACTATGGTGCCGCAGTCGTCTTCCGTGAATTTCGTCATAGTACTAATGTTAGTTTGTAGGTATTTAAGTCTTGTGGTTGGCGTGACCCTGACGCCATTGAGGTCGTCAGTAAACCGAAGAAGACCACGAAGAAACCGACTAGCGGCTCTAAGAAGTGAGCGGTTAGCCGGAGCTATTTTTCCCCCAATAAATCTATATAATCCACCCAGGCGAATCCATCCATGACATTCACAACCGATAACGGTAGTATCTACCATGAAGGCCGGTGGTACGTCAGCGCCGAGCTAAACGCGACTGGCCGTCGTGGCGAACAAGGTCTCGAATTTCCGAACTCGGGAATCTACTTCGATTCGCCTGATGTTACCGTCGAGGACGTCCGGACGATCTCGAAGTCATCGCCGATAGTCGCGAGTTCCCTAGAGAAGTACCGGAGATTTTGTTTTACCGGCGCGAAACTGGTAGTGTCGCCGCCTGTCAACGACCAGACGATCACCGAAGATGACATCCACGACCTCCAAGCGAAGGTAGACCAAGCCGACCGGGTCGTCCGGACGATTCTCCGTATCAACCAAGCCTGGATGGATAAGAAGGTTTACGGCTCTGGTATCTTCGAGTACAAGATCGGTAAGACCGCGGAGTTCGCGAAGGGCCCGGTACTCTTCAAGAGACTCCCTGCCCACAGTTTTGATACCACGCCGCCAGATCGCGACGTCAACGAAGACCGGTACATACCTGGTGACATCCTACTCGGTATCATCTACGACAACGAGGATAACCTCTACGAGTATTGGCAACGGCAGACCTCCTACGGGGATCCAGTCCAAATTGACTCCCGGAATATCTTGCATATCCGGGATGAGATCGCGGATAGTCCAGATGGCCGGAGCCTAGTCGCCCAGATTACAGGGTTGGTCAAGCGCCTCCAATACACTGAGCAGTCCTTGATGCAATATGTTCATCGGGTTGGGGCGCCAGGCCTCTGGGCCGAAATCCAAGACTACGTCGACAAGGACGCCGCGCTCATGGCGGCTAACCCCGCGGTCTGGTCATTCGACGAAGCCTTCAAGCAGGGCAAGAAGATCATCAAAAACTGGGGGAAGGACACGGTCATCGTGACGCCGAGCCGTATCCAGCTGAAACCCCTGAATTTCACCGTGCCTCTCAACCCCATGGACGTGATAGACCACTTTGAGAGACGGATTCTCTATACGATCATCGCCCGGGACTTCACCGAACAAATGGGCCAAGCGATTAGTCAGAGCGCGGCACCAGGGTTGTCTCTGTTGACTCTTATGGCCCGGAATGAGCAGGATGAAATCTCTGAACCGTTCTGCGAGTGGTGGAACAAGATCCTAGAAGCCAACGGCTACGAGGGCTGGAGCGTCACTATCGAGTGGAGAGACTTAACCGAAAATTCCGAAGACCAGATGTATATGCGGTCAGAGATAGCGGCTAAAGTCGGTGCCTGGACGATCGACGAAATCCGGGAGATCGCTGGCTGGGAACCCCTGACGGACGACCAAAGAGACGCGCTCGGCATACGCGAGAACCAGCCGGCGACCGCTATCGAGGAAGACTCAGAGATCATCCTAAACGCGTCTAAGGATGAGGTCGAACTCGCTGACCTTCTCTCTATGAAAGGAACGGAGTTTGAGAAGTTCCTAGAGGGTGAAGGTATCACATTTCCGATAGAGACTTAGAAACCTAACAAGATGATAAAAATATGCCTAAACTAGCGTGGGGGTTAAATCGAATCCACCAGTCTGTAGCCCCACGCTCCTTTCGGGCCGACCTGACCGTATTCGAGGTGGTAGCGGCCCGGGAGCTTCTCATTAACGCGCTCCGCGAAGTTGTGGAGAGACTTCTCATATTTACTGTTGTACTGTAAGGCTTTGCCTCTCGGCTTCCAGCCCTGAGCAAGGTAGCCGATCACGAAACCATTCGCGGCTAGATTTCGGGCTACGTCCCTCTGGAAGTCACCACGGGCCTGTTGCCAGATGAGGTCGTGGAGCGGTCCATTCGCCCGGATACAGTCGTCTCCGAATGGTGTTACGTTCCTGGAGATGTCGAACGCGTAGATTCTAGCAATTAGTTCCATTTCGGTTTTCATGATAGTTCCCTTCCTGTGCGCTTTGCACACTGCTACATTGTTTTCTGAGTATAAATAGTTTGTGGTGACCTACCATGCCAGTCCAAAAGTGCCAGAGCGCCGGTAAACCAGGCTATAAGTGGGGAGCGACTGGTAAATGCTACACCTACGAACCTGGAAATACTGCCCAACGCAAGGAAGCCAAGCGTCGCGCCTACATCCAGGGATATGCAATTGAGGGTGGCGTTTTGACCGACAGCGAACGGGTCACCATGGCCAAACTGTTCGAGGTAGATACCGTCCAGCTAAATGGGATCCTAGACCGACTCCGGTGGCCTAAGATTCGCGACCGTTTCCATGAGATCAACGAAAAGGTAGCGGAACGCGTCTGGCGGACCACCAAAACGGATTATCTCGCTGGTATGGAGGGGACCGCTCGCGGCATGAAATTCACGGTGCCAGACCTACCGGCTGAACGATACGCCCAGGAGTATTTTAAACGCCGTGGCATGGAATTAGTCACCACGTTGGATGCGACCGATCTCAAAATGTACAAGGAGCTTATGGCCAAACCGGAAATCTGGAGGATGACCCCGACCGAATTCCACGAATACGTCAAGGATTATTGGCCGAATAGCCCAGCTAGGGCCCGACTCATTTTTCAAAATGAAAAGCACGAGGCGTTAATCGCCGGCCAGCAAGACTTTATAGAAAAGGAAGTTAAGCCCAGGTTAACCGCTGACCAGGAGTTGTTAGTCACCTGGCACCATAGTCACCAGAGCAGGGTCCCACGGCCGCATCACATCGCAGTCGATGGGGAGACCGTCACTGCTGGAAAGTCGTTTTCGTCCGGCGTCACGGTGCCTGGTGGTATCGGATGCAAGTGTTGGCTGGAATACAACGTGGTTAATAAAAATGATTAAATCTACCCCCTACCAGGACGTCCTCCTCGACTGGACGTTCCGGAACCTCAAGAAATCTCACAAGTTTAAAAAAGCGAAGTCTAAACGCAAACAGATATTACATGCCTTCGGTTATTTCCGGTTATATAAAAAGTTTCACAAAAATTAGTGGACGGTGATCAATTGACCTATTATAGTCCCCAGATCGCGGATATCTGCCTCAACTCCGGGGATTTTATAGAGACTGAAACTGAACTGATCGTTAAGGGCGCTGGCATCATGCACGCAGGCGTCTACAACGGCAAGCGGAAGACCGGTGAAGAGCTCGCCGAGAGCGTCCGCTGGTGGCAGGGTATACCGGTCACCATCCAAAGCGACCAGTCTATTGCGGACCACACGCCAACCGGTATCGTGACCGCCAAGACGGTCGTTGTCGGCCAGGTGCTAAATCCATCGTGGGACGAGAAAAACCTACGGATCAACGCGGACTTACACTTTATCAAGGATATGACGCCGTTGTGGCTCGCGGACGATCTGCGGGCCCGTAAGACCCACGGGGTGTCCGGTGCCTACTTCTGTGATTTCCTAGAAGGATCTGGGGAGGAGAATGGAAAGACCTATGATTCGACCGAGCTGAACTACCGGCCGAACAACCTGGCGATAGTGGAGAGACCCGCCTGCAAACCACCGGAATGTGGGATCTTCACGAACAGTACAGACGATAATACTGACTTACATTCAGCATATATTATACAAACAAACATGGAGGATAAAACTATGACTGAAGACCTTAAAGACGATCTTATAAAAATCGCTGTAGAAAAAACCAAGATTGAACTGAATTCTGAGCACAAGGCCGCTATGGATGCCAAAAACCGGGAGCTCGCGGACAAGGTAACCGAGATCGCTCAGCTGAACGCTGAACTCACGAAGATCAAGGACGAGCTCAAGGCTGCCAAGGAGACCATCGCGGAAGTTGAGAAGAACTCCCAGAAACTCAAGTTCCTGAGTCAGTTCCCTGAGGTTAACCGAGAAGCCGCCGAAAAGGATTTGTGGCCGGTTTATCTGGAGAACCCCGGTGAGCTTGTCATGAACTCCGCTAAGATCGCTGAGCTCATGAAGACCGCGGAGGACGCCCCAGTATCTCAGGGCAAGGAGTTCGTGAAGAATTCCGATGCAGATGCCTACCTGCCCACCGCTGACGACATCAAAACCCAGATGGGCCTGTAGAGATTCCGTAACTCTTATATAAATTCTAAAATACATGGAGGCTAATTACTATGGGAATGGTTAGAGAGACCGGTGTCGTGCCGGTCAGTCTGAGATGCGCTGCTGAAGCCATCTACGAAGGAATGGTTTACAAGGATGATGGGTCTGGTCGCATGACCAAAATCACTGACGTCACGGATATCCCGGTCGCTGTGGCGCTTGAGTCGTCTATTGACCCCAAGACCGGGGCTGCCAAGACAATGACCGCCGGGGATTCCATGCCGTTTGCGCTGGTTGGGTCTGGTGCGATTGTTTCGGTCCGGTCCGAGAACTCAACTACTTACCAGAGCTTTGGAGCGGTTTACACCTGCCAGAGCGGGGGTACCGACGGCTACTGTGACAGCGACAATACTAACAGCGCTGTCAAGTTCGGTCATTACCTCGAACCTGACAACCACACGACCGCGGCAGCCGGCGAGCTCATCACTGTGATTCTCGACGTAGCACCAGCGGCTTAGATTATCAACTTATATATACTATTAAATTAATCGGAGGCTAATAATTATGGGTGTTCACAAAGGTGAGATGACTAAGGATCGTCTC